GTATTTGTTTCCTAACCAATCGTGGTCCCAAAACCACTGCCAAACGTATTTTACCATGAATTACCCGGGTACAAACACACAGCCCACTTCCTTAAAGCCCGATACCGGGTCATTATGAAGGTTTTTATTTCCCAGAAAACCGCCATTTCTTTGCCAGGGTCCCAAACCCCCATTTCTTCATTTTTTCGCCACTGGTTCGTCATCTTTAAGTTCCAACTCGTCAATTGTCCAATTACATTGTTGTATTGCACCTTGTATTTGTCCAACACTTGACTCCATGTTTCTAATTGCGTCTCTTCCTTGGTTAATTTTATTAATGAGATCTTTTGCTTGACTTTCTAATTCTTTTTTTCTAGCTAATATTTTATCTTTCATATTTTCCTTTCGATGAACATTTCGCACTACACAAAAATGTCAGTTTATATTTTTGTTTTGGATAAAATTTTTTATCTATCCAATACAATAATTCTTGAAACCAATTACCACACACAGAACATTTAAATTCAGGTCCTGGGCGCGCGCAGCTCGGATCATACTCCACAAAGACCTTCGCATTCATCTGCAAATTCTTCATCAAATGTTTCACCAAACAATGACGCTTGTTTCTTTGGTTCTAAGAAATTTATTTCTCCTAATGGTTTTGCTGATTTATGTAGATATAATTTAGCTTCAGAATTTTTTAACCCATTTCTAATTTTATCATCTACCTCTACAGCATCTGCAAAGTCTTCTGGATAATTTTTCTGCATGTTTTTCCATTGATCATTGTGATGATATGGACAACCAATACAAGAAGATTTGCCTGGCATAGGATGTTTCTTTATATCACGGTACCATTGTAAACAATCCATACGTGACATTCTCATTTCAATTAAAGGCCAACGTGATGTCAACCATGGTAGTCTTGCATTCTTCATACGCATGGCCTCATCTGTAGATATACCTATCCACTGTTCTACTTCCGTTCCTTTCTTTACCCTGTGTCTTGGTTTTACTCCAAGTAATTCTCTAATCTTTTTTTGTATAGGGATAACTTTATAATCATGTGTACACTGACGATATAGCATCCCTACACGTCCACCTTCACGTGCAGCAAACAACGGTGGGTTTGGTACACGTCCAGCAAACGACTTTTCCTCTTCTCTAGACCCTGGCACTGGGTTCGCTGCATTGATAAGGTCTTCACGAAGATTACCTCTCTCTACAGTGATTAGCGGACAGATCGTTATAGCTTTCTTTAAATATTCTACATGCTCGTATACAAACTTAGGTTCCCACCCAGTGTCAGCAAATATCATGTAGTCTGGTTTATGTTTTGTTAATCCTTCTTGTGCCATGAGCGCCAGACAGGATGACTGAACCCCTGCTCCGAGCGATAAAATGCGCATGGTTGGCTCTTTTTTGTTTCCTTCTTCATCAAAGTATTCTGGTTCTTTGGTAGCCGCAACTGCAGCCATAGTATTAAGTTGTTTTTTATTAGGAGACATTTTACTTGACATTTGTTCAAGAAGTTTACGTCTTTCAAATTCCATTTGTTCTGGATTGATTGCAAAATTGTTTTTAACATTACCAGCTCTCGCTTTCCCCTGTTCTCGGTACCCGGGTTTTTTAGTCTCTGTCATAGGCTTGTAGTTCCCTCAATGTTATGATGATTTTTTGCGAATAATACACATCTTCAGCATATATTGCAAGTGTCATAATTAGTTTTTCTAGGTCAACAGCATCATTAAAATATTGTTTACCTCTTTCCTCCCTAAATTCTTGATAGTGGTGGTTATTGTTTAATAATTCAATATAATATGCAATGGATTCGCACTTAGTTTCAAAGATCCTAAGCCCCCAGCTCACATTAGGTTTATTAAGTGGCTTCAGTTGATCATCAGAAGAATCAAAGGTGCGGATCCCAAGGAGGTTATTACCTTCCACGGCAAACCTAGATGTGCCCCAATTTGATTCATGTATTGCCTGTGATATTACAATAGACACTGGCACTCTTTCATGTTCTTCATACAAAGAATTATGATGCACAGCACAAGATCTAACATACTCAATAAATTCTGAATTGTTTGTATAATCTACCTCTGGAGTAAAATCTAAACAAATTAATAAAGTAACACATAACCACTTCACTTATCGCCCCAACTTTCTCCAAGATCCACATCTACCTTTGATGGTACTTGTAAATCTACACATGTTTCCATGACTTCTTTTATTTGATTAGCTTGTCTTTCGTCCTTAACAGAACAATCAAGCTCATCGTGAACCTGTATAAGAGGTATTACACCTAATTCATCATACACATTAACCATGGCTTTCTTTGTTTGATCAGCTGCAGAACCTTGTATCAATCTATTTAACGCTTTGTATGTGCCATATCTTTTAATCGCATCACCATACTCTACCTTAGCTTGATTTAAAGGCAATGGTTTATGTACTCCCCAAGACGTAGGCTCCCATAGATCAAATCTACATTTACGACCAAGTAAAGTTCTAATTACACCTTTAGAATTAGCACGATTCATAACAGCTTCAAGCATACCCTGCATAAAAGGAACTTTGCCACGGAAGTCTTTTAACATTTCTTTTGCTTCCTGTGGTTCAAGATCTAACTCACGTGCAAGTTTATTGTAGCCCATGCCATACATAACACCTAAACCAATTGTTTTTGCTAATCTTCTATCCACTCCTGCCATGTCTGCTGTTTGTTGATGAAAGTCTAAGTCTTTCTTTTGGTATGCTTCTTTTACATCATGTGCACCTGGTTGGTCCACGAGGCACGCCCAATGTGTTAAGAGTCTTGGTTCTTGTTGTGAGTAATCTGCCTTGAGCCAATATTCACCCATCTCAGGAATAAATAGTTTCCTAACATCTTTCGCAAACTGACCACGACTGGGTACCTGCTGTAAATTAGGATGGTTATAAGAAAAACGACCAGACACAGTGCCCCCAGTATCAGACCTAATTTGATTAATGTGAGCATGTATTCTACCCTCCTCTGTATAATTCATCAATCCTTGCAAGAATGTGCCTCTTAATTTATTTAATTCACGTGCTTGCATAATTAATCGTGGTAATTCGTGCGGATGATCTGTTAAAAACATTTTTGTAAACGATGGTGAATCTGTTTTTTCTGTCCTTTCGTAGGGTAAATTCATTGCATCAAATGCTTTTGCAATAGAAGCTGCAGCCCATATTTCTATGTTAAGCCCAGTTAAATCTTTAACACGTTTCATCAACTTCTTTTCTTTATTGTAGAATTTTTTTTCTAAGATCATACATTTTTCATCATCAAATCGAACACCACGACGTGTCATATGAAATATAACGTTGATTAATTTACATTCTACATCGTATACAGTTGTAAGATTATCTTTTACAATCTCCCAAGATAACTTCTCATGTAATTTGTATGTAAGATCTGCATCAGCCTCTGCATATTCACCAACAAACATTGCTGGTAATTTATACATCTCTGATTTTGGATCTACACCAAATGCTTCTGCTGCTTCTCTTAGTTTTTGTTCGTTTTTAAACTCACCTAAATATTCATGCACTATACTATTAAGAGTATACGAATATCTATTTTCATCTATTAGAGCTGCTGCTACCATTGTGTCGTGCACTCTGCCTTTAACTTCTATATTAAGTGCCCATAACCAACCTATGTCATACTGCGCATTGTGAAATATTTTTTCTATTGAATCATCTTCACAAATAGATTTTATATATTTTACAACTTTATCTTGATCCATGTTGCCACCACCATCGTGTGCAATAGGATAATAAGCCTTAAATGATGCAGTAGCCATGGCTATACCAATCACCTTACCTTTCTTTGTTGGCCACCCTGGGCCATGTTTAATTAATTCTGGATCACATGTTTCTAAATCAATCGCCACGCGTCCCTCTATACGAGGGAACTCCGTAGGCGCAACCCATTGTGATGTAACTGTCTTAAAAAGATCCTGCGTCACTAATTTCTCCTGCTATTGCTGCATAACCTGCCATATCAACAAAGTTATCCATGTTATTTTTATCACCTTGTGTATGTCTAGATATTTTTAACAATATCATCATGATAGCCACATCATCAGCTGTGATACTAGCCATTGGATTTAATTTCTTATCAAGAAATATATTCCAAAACTCTGCTATCTCAGCATGATTATTAAATGCATCACCATGTGATTTGTTTCTATCATTGGAAATAAGGTCACTAGCCTTTGCTAGTATTTCTTTTTTTGTCACGTTAGTTTTTATTTTTGTTTTTAGGGGTAATCCCGTAGTAAAGGTCATATTATAAATCCTCCGTCTCTTTGTGGTTGTACTACATGTAGGGTTTCTCTAGCACGTGTTGCTCCTACATAAAACACACGGCATTCGTCATCCGAATCTCTTTCCATAGCTTCTTGTGACTTTCTAGATAAGTCTGTAAGAAGCATTACATTATCTGCCTCACCACCCTTAGCACCATGTATAGTGCTAATGTTTATTTTTGGTGTTTTTGATATTGTCCCTCTTACCTCTATGGCTCTTAAATATTCTTTATCTCTGTTACCAACTTTATCAAATGCAACATCCCATGGTCTACCACCCATAAGCAAACCGTGATGCATTACTAATTCTTCTAACTCATATTGTTCTTTGTCAGCCATTTTAAGAGTCTTATGACCTCTTTCTATACCTATCTGGCTTGACATGTATGAGTATATGTCTTTTATATCTACAAGTGGTACAATTTCACCACCATTTAATTTTTTCCATGCTTCTACTGCATTTAATAATTTTGTAGATACAGGTAATTTATTATTTCTTTTGTACAACATACCTTGTAATCGTATGTCACGTTCTATCTCATCAAGCATATAATTAGTCCTAGCCATTACAAGCCAACTACCTGGATCTTTTAAATTAACACTATCTGGATAAGAATGGTATTGTACAAATCCAGCTCTTTCTGTGCCTCTCCATTGTTTGTTTCTTCTTAATTTAACTCTATTTATTATTCTACCTGATAAATTTTGAATAACACGAGAACACCTAAAAGACTGTTTTAGTGTTTCTACTTCACCTGGTAACTGTATAAAATATCTAACATCTGCACCGGCCCAATTGTATATAGCTTGGTCGTCATCACCACTTATGTAAACCTGTCTTGCATTCTCTGTTATCTTGTTTATCATGCGCCACTGTAATTTACACAAATCTTGCGCTTCATCTACAAATACAACTTCTAATTTTGGGACAGGACCAGAATCTAAATACAGTTCAATCATATCTGTAAAATCAAATATTTCTTTTTTCTTCTTAAACTCTTCTAATGATCTTTGTGCACGTAATAATGAATGCCAAGACATATCTTGTAAATTAGATTCATTGTAATGATGTTCTAAATCCATACACTTCATACGTGCTAAATTTATTTCATTAATTAAAATATTGTCTGTTGTTACTACGCCACCAGATTCTGCACCATCAGCAACAGATCCTAAATCCATGCCAAATGTTTGTGCAAACTCTTTATAATTATCACGTGACATTACCTCTGACTTTGTTAATCCTAATTGATTAAAAGCAAATGAATGTAAAGTTCTAAAGTATGGAAGATGTTGTTCTTCTAAATTAAACTTCTTCATTGCCCGGTCACGAGCCTCGGTTGCCGCCTTCTTGGTAAATGCTACAAAAGCTATACGATCAGGTGGTGTACCCTTGGTTAATTCTTCTTCTACCAAATTTAATAAATTATGTGTCTTACCTGTCCCTGGTGGTCCTAATATTATCTTAGTCTTATTGTGCATTTGCCATCCTTTCCTACAAATATAAATTTCATTTTTAATTTT